CCTTCAATGGTACAAATGTGATGTGCAGGATAGAACGAACACGATGCAGCCACTGCGTGTTTGGTGAGATAGTCACCTTTATATCTACTCCCAAGACTGTCACAGTTGTCTGCAATGATATGAATATCTTTACTCTTACAAAGTTCTACCAATCTATCGATGTCATAAGCATTACCAAGGACAGGAGAGGAGAATACTGCACGAGTTCTTTCAGTAATCTTATCTTCTACCTGATCCATATTCCAGTTCAGGTCATCCCAGTTGATGTCAACGAAGACTGGCTTCAGGCCAGCCTGAACCACTGGTGCAATGGTAGTTGCAAAACCACAAGAACATACAATAATCTCATCACCATCTTCCCACCCATAGTATTTCTTGAGTGCAGCAATCATTACCAGGTTGGCTGATGAACCAGAGTTCACCATCACAGAATGATCAAATTCAAATCTATTAGAGAACTCTTTCTCAAACTTATTCACCTTCTCACCAGAAGACAACCACTTACCTTTCATTACTGCGTAGATAAGTTCTTGTGCCTCTAGGTCATTCCAATATGGTCCAGAGTAATATACATTGTTACCTGGCTTCCAATCTTTGTTAGCCATGAATGGAAACACATTATCATCCATCTCCTTGGCGGATTGAATGAAGTTTTCAATCAACTGATACATGGTACTCTCTATCTCATAAAATTATAGTACGGAGTCGTGAGTCTGTAAAGATCATACTCCTTTTGACAATCAGTACCATTGAAGAGTTTACCTTCTCTATCGATGTAATCCCAATCCCGGACGATCATATCGTCACCTCTCCACCAACCATTGGAAGTTTTATGGTCAAACCAGTACTTGGGTGCAATGACCTTGGGCGAGACATTAGATGTCCATACTGGCCAGAAGGAGAATGTTGATGCGGACATAATGACGTTCCTAGCATTATGTAGAATAGAATAATCAACACCGATATTACCTCCTATGTATTTGAAGAAACCTGTTCCCTGTTCAATGTCTTCTTGTTCATTAAGAGTAGTTGCACCTACAACTTCTGCCCATGGAATAAACTTGTTTGCATTCTCTGGATCATCAGTCACAACCACAAACTTCATATTGGGGTTGTGTTCCAACATTCTATCACGGGCATTCTCATAGAACTTTGGTTCTAACCATGATGCAGTAATCAAATACTCACCACCACGGAAGTGAATGACACAAATATCTTCATCAGAATACTCAGTAACATTTACATTATGAGATAACCACTGACGAATATCATCCTTACAGTCATTGATATACTCTAAACACTGAAAGAGACCATCAATCTTTGAGTTGTCAGGAAGATTATTCCATAGACCAGGATCAAAAAAGATACCACTATGACCACACTGTGGAAGAGGATCATTCCTCTCACGAATGTAATGAGTGATACCATCAGGCAATGATTCTGGTGGTTGTCCCTCTCTAGGAGTATGACCACCTGTTACTTCTTCACCATAGTCAAAGTCAGGCATAAACTTACGTGCCTTAAATGGTGTAGATTTTTTTACGCCCCACTTATATCCATGTCTATGTGCAAGGATTCTAGATACCACCAGGTTCCAAATCTGGTTTCCCAGTCCAGAACCCCTATAGATTTCAGTTACAATCATTTGATCAAATAAGAATACTTCTCTTGGTTGTCTATGAGATACTGTGGGAACCTATCTTCATCAAAGTGAGTAATACAGTATGATGCATTGTCCTGACCCAGTGGTGACCGACCATCTTTCAATCTCTGTTCGAGTTCACCAATCAATTTTTCATTGTTGAGTTCAGTATGTGCAGAAGACTTAATCTTCTTCATCACTCTCTCGTACATAGTACACTCTTTGTCACTACCAACTGTACTCCAATGCCACCCACCAGGATATATTCTTAGATTATTCTCTTGTGGGAGTTCACGTCTCATATCTGTTAGTGAATACTTCTTCAATGTACCAAAATTACACATCTTAGTACCAATCCATCTTGGACCCTCATCTTCATATTCAAAGTCTTTAGTCTGGGAAATAATCGTAGATGAAGTTTCAAACCAATTCAATGCAGCCTGATAGTTATCTTGTGCAAAGTTATATACCGTACCAGGTTCATAGAAGTCCTTAATCTGTTCAATGACTTCTGGGTTAGGTACTTCATCTAAGTCAGACCAGATGATTACATCTTCATCAGAACAATGTTCTTTGAGAACATCCATGATGCTATCCTTGTAAAAAGTATCTCTCATGAAAGATTCTTTTTTTACATTATACTTTACACCTTGTGCCTGAAGTTGTTCAGATGTTGGTTCTTGAATCTTAGTGTAGATAATCTTATCTTCAAATTTTTTGAACCGTTTATCAGCTACATCAAACACAAAACCTTTATCTTCGCCAGAGAATGTTTTACCACCTTCACTGAACACAAAGTAATCTACATAAGGATCAAGAAGATTCATACGAATCTCCAGTAGATCTAGTTCATAACCAAACAAAAATACATCAAATACTTTCATCTCAACCTCTCAGTTTAAACAATGCATCACCACCTTCCACATCATTGTATGGCCAGTTCTGTTCCATATCATACCCAACCAGAAGATCAGTAACTGTCTGAAGGTTAGTAGCACCCTCATACATCTCTTCTTCGTGATACTCCGTGTAAATATAATCAATCTTACCGATCATATTTTTTGCACCACGGAACACTTCCTTCTCTGCACCTTGAACATCCATCCACATAAAGTCGATATGTTTGATGCCATTCTCATCACAGAATGAATCAATACTCCGAGTTGTTACTTCAATCTTCTCATCATACTGAATCATTGGCCAACGATTCCCATACTTAGGACTATTGATAATAGTCTTCGGTTCATAGATTGAACCAGAATAACGACCCCAGTCTGTACCACCACCAGGACCATTTACATTTCTACTTCTAGTAAATGTGGTTTTACCATCCTGTGCGGCAATTGCAACAGAAGTAAAAGTATGACGACCATCAGACCTTAGTTTTGAATTAGAGTTACCTTTAACATCTACACCACCAACTTCAGACATTGCTTTGATGTTGGTAGGGTCAGGATCAAAAGTATAGATCTTGAGATTAGTCCCAAACTTACTGAGGAACTGTCTAGTATCAGTTCCGTCAGCACAACCAACTTCAAAAATTACAACCTGATCACGATTACCTATCAGTTCGTGAATTCTATCAACAGAGATTCCCATCTGCATTCTCCTCAATTTGTGTACAAATCCATTCGTATGTTTTACGGATACCCTCTTCCAGAGTTTGGGTGTAATCCCAACCAAGTTTCTCACGGATAAGGTCATTGTTTGAATTACGACCGCGGACACCCGTAGGAGCATCGAGTTTATATATCTTTCTGACTACCTTGTCAGAAACTTTAGCAGCAGTTTCAACCAACTGATTAATACTAACCATCTCCTCAGAACCAATATTAACTGGTCCCTGGAAGTCACTATCCATCAGTCGTCGAGTTGCTTCAATGCATTCATCAATGTACAAGAAGGAACGAGTTTGTAAGCCATCTCCCCACACCTCGATACCTCCACCGACGTTCGGGAGGTAAGCAACTTTACGGCAGATTGCAGCTGGTGCCTTCTCTCTTCCACCGTCCCAGGTTCCTTCAGGTCCGAAGATATTGTGATACCTAGCAACCCGAACAGGGATCCCATGGTTACGATTGTAAGTAAGGTAGAGACGCTCAGAGAATAGTTTCTCCCATCCATATTCTGAGTCTGGTGCTGCAGGATATGCTGATGATTCACGACAGTCAGGATTATCAGGATCAAGTTGATTGTGTTCTGGATACATACATGCAGAACCAGAGTAGAAGATCTTAGTCTTGTTTACATCCTTATCTAAATTAAGAAGATGTTGCTCTTCAAGGACATTCAGATTGATAGACACAGAGTTATGCATGATATCTGCATCGTTCTCACCAGTGAATACAAATCCCGCACCACCCATGTCAGCAGCAAACTGATAGATCTCATCAAAAGGTGACAGAAACTTATCTACAATCTGTGCATAGAACCCACCATTCACACCAGTGGTACGAATACAACGACGGACAAAACTTCTATCACGCAAGTCACCTTGAATGAATTCGTTTGCTTCAGTGTCAGAATACTCTGGTCTCTTTAGGTCAACACCACGAACCCAGTAACCTTCTGATCGTAGTCTCTTCACCATATGACTACCAATAAACCCACCCGCACCTAGTACCAGTGCGGTTTTCTTAAATTCAGACATACATTTAATTTGTTACTTACTATTTATTTTACCAAAAATTGTTATGAAGTCAATATGCTTTACACATCATTTCGACACCAGTATCAATTGTGAGGTTTGGAACATGACCATAAGATGAAAGTTTGTCTACATTCATTGTAAAGTTTTTGATCTGTAGATACTTCTGATCCTCAGGCATCTCTGCACTAATCAACTCACTATTACTTCCAACATAGTCCTTTGCAAACTCGATGACTTCTCTAAACGAACGAGATACCCCAGTACCAATGTTATAGATGTTATTGGTATCGGACTCATCCATCAATAAGTTCATTGCACTACACACATCTTCGACATGCATGTAGTCTTTGACATAGTTACCACCATCATACAATACGATATAGTCATCATTCTTCAGACGACGGATCATATAACCTAGAACATTCTTACCTTGTGATACTGTTGGATCAATACCAAAGACATTACCAATTCTAAAGATACGATACTTGATACCAAAGGTCTCACAATAAGAGACCAGAAGTTGTTCTGCACATCTTTTAGTAATAGAATAGAACCCAGTTGGATTACAACAGTCAGTCTCTTTAGCATCTAGAATATCATTACCATAAACAAATCCTGAACTTACAAAGTTGATTACAGTATCAGTTCTCTTACAATGCGATAAGAATTCAGTAAAGATTTTTAGATTGACATCGATATCAACCTGTAGATCCTGAAAGACATTCTGATTAGTTGTTGTACTAATAAAATACAACACATTCTTGGTATCAAAATGTCTTTGACCACGAGGAATGATTACATTACCGGGGTACATTCGTTCATATGTTGAACCAATATATCCAGTTCCTCCAAATAAAGAAAGGTCAGTCATACTTTTCACACTCACTCATAGTCTTACCTAGTTTATCTTTGTCCGAAAGGATTGGTGTTGGTGTTGACCATGGAATACCAAGGTCTTTATCATTCCACAGAAGAGTTCTATCGTACTCTTTGTAGTAATAGTCAGTAGTTTTATATGCAACATGACAGTTGTCTAGCATACAATAAAACCCATGAGCAAACCCTGGCGGAACCCACAACATGACTTCTGGCGAGTGTAAATCAATTGAATACGACTCACCAAAAGTCTCTGAGGACTCTCTCAAGTCTACTATGACATCCAGAATCCGTCCGGACATACACCGAACAAGTTTACCTTGTGGTTTCTCTACCTGATAATGAAGTCCTCTGAGGACATTTACTGAAGAGTTGGAGTGATTGTCTTGAACAAACTCAACATCTAACCCAATCTCTTTGAATGAATTAGAGTTGTAAGATTCTAGAAAGAATCCTCTACGATCTTTATACTTATCTACTTGAATAACAAATGCGTCCTTGAGAGGAATATCAGTTCTGTTCATAATAATATTTGATAGTTTTTAAGAGACCTTCTTCGATATGTGTCGATACAGTCCAAGGTGTTTCAGTTGTGATCTTATCATTGGATGTTGAATATCTTTGATCATGTCCAAGTCTATCTTCAACAAAGTTAATATTTGGTTCTTTCTTCATTAGTTTAGCAATCATATGAACAAGTTCAATGTTCTTAAGTTCACATTCACCACCAACATTATAACTCTGACCCACTCTACCCCTCTTAGAAAGTTCTACAAGGGCCTTACAATGATCATCAACATAGATCCAGTCACGAATTTGTAATCCATTACCATACACATCAACTGGTCTATCATTCATAAGACTTAAGATAGTTTTAGGAACCATCTTCTCATGGTATTGTCGTGGACCATAGTTATTAGAACAGTTTGTAATAATAGTTGGTAATCCGTATGTAGTGTGGTATGCATTTACAAAATGATCACTCGAAGCCTTAGACGCAGAGTATGGATTCCTTGGTCTATACCGTGATATCTCATTGAAGGAACCATATGCAATAGAACCAAACACCTCATCAGTAGAGATATGCATAAATCTACTTACTTCATGTTCTAATGCACACCGAAGAAGATTGACAGTACCAATAATATTAGAATAAATGAAAGGTTTACAATCTTTGATTGAATTGTCTACATGACTTTCTGCAGCAAGATGAAAAATCTTTGTAATACTTTCATTCTGAAATACATCTCTTACTGATTCCTCATCAGCAATATCTGTCCGATAAAACTTTACATAATCTGGAAGATTAGTTTCATCTGCAGCATATGAAAGTTTATCTACACAGATAACTTCTTCACCAAACTGTTCTAGGTAATGAAGAAGATTACTTCCAATAAACCCAGCTCCACCCGTAACTAGAATACTCATTTTACCTCGTATTTTTTTAGAATATCTGTGGAATATTGTGCAGGTTCTCTGACTTCAGGTTCCTGTTTAAGTTTATCCAACCTCTGTTTCTCTAGGGTATAAACTCGTTTACGGAGTTCAGTAGAAGAATACTTATGTCGTCTCAAGTGATAATGGATCTCGATACCATTGTCAATACAATATTCTTTTCCAGTGAAGTCTCTGTCCTTATACTCCTCACTCAAGAACCGAATATCCATCCTCTGTGTCTTGATCATGTTCAACAAATCATCTTCAGTTTCATACACCAAGATCTCATCAACATACTTACAACCTTGGAGTTGAACATACCTCTCGTACACACTCTGGGTGGGTTTGTTTTTGATACCTGGTCTATCAATAGTAGGATCAACCTGAAGAGCAACTACAAGATAATCACATAGTTCTTTTTCCATCTTCAACATTGTCACATGTCCTGCATGAAACAAGTCAAAGGAACTACAGTTAAAACCAATCTTCATATGAATAATTACAATATCTCTATATGTATTGTATTAAAAAAGGAGGCCTTTGTCAAGACCTCCTAGTATAGGGTTCATGCCGCGCCACTTGCTCTTTAGAGAAGCAAGAAACTCATATCAGAGTTTACCTTTAGACAGTTTTTCAATATTAAGACCAGGTGCCTGTTTTAGAATACTAAGTAACAAGTCTACTTTGGCTTCTAGATCACCACTAACCGGAGCAGGAGCAGTTACGGCAGGGGCGGAATTCTTTTTTCGAACTTCTTCCCCAACCTTTTTGACACCAGCCTCAAGAGCCTTAAGTCTGGTTTCCACTTCCTGATCATACTGAGACATATATGCTCCAGTATCTGATGTTTTTCTACTAGACATAATCGAAATACAAATCTGTTCTATTTATTATTATCTAAAAACTCTGTCCCTTACATAACAAGGAACTCCTGCCGGATCTAACCATTTCGTATAGTCTAGGTCTTCCATTGCGGTCAACATTTGCATCTGGTTATCGCACAGATACATATCACTGTAACGTTTACTCCAACTGTCTGCCTTTTGAATTCGATAGTCGGGCATACCATTGATTTCCAATGTACCACACTCAACATATCGATAAGGAAAATGTTCTAGAAGAACTTTCATCAACCAACTTCCACACTTTCAAGGTCTTCAGCAATACAATCTATGAGAATATCATAATCATCGAGAGGATCACCAGAAAAAGTGACACCATCATTCTCATAAAATTTACGAACCTTCTTGTAAAGTTTTGGATTCTTTACATCAAGGAAGAATTCCCCATTGGCTGCAGACCGGAGAGTTGTGATGTCTTTTTTGAACTTAGAAGTAATAGTCATTGTCTTTCGTGTTGACCTTAGTAGTATAAGGGTTTTGACTGTATGAGTCAAGAGGACAGTCTGTGAACTGTTCTCAATGCTTCTTGTGGGAATCGGACCCACCTTCGACGTGTTATGAGCACGTTGCATTCGCCAGATTGCTAAAGAAGCGTTTTTGGGCGAGGGTGTCTGACCACGATAATCTACGATTCAGCAGAGGGGACCCTTCGTTTAATACAACTTTCCTTGTTGTACCCAATAGGACTACCGAGAATTGAACTCGGTTCACACCGTTATAAGTAGTGGGCATTAACCAATATGCGATAGTCCCTTTCGCTTCATTAAGAACCTTCGTTGTGTTCTGTGTATATTCGCAGAGTATCATCATCAGCAGGCATCATTACAGCAGCCTGTCCGTTCTCATTGACTATACCAAAAGTCTCCCCATTCTCTACCCTTTCCATCAACTCATCCCAACGATTTTGATACTCTTTCACCGTAAAGACTTCCATCATCTCATTTGTAGTTGATTTATTTATTGTACTGTTACCTGACTTCAAAGTCAAGTCTCTTTACCTTACGTCTACGTCTTTGTTCCTGATACATCAAGTCTGCTGCGGTCAATATATTATGACTATCATCAAGTTTATTGTTTGATACAATCAATACTTTAGATAAATCAACAGCAGAAATCTTATCATCAGTAAGTGTGGTGTTATTAGGACAACCACATGTCTGAGTCTTTGGAGAACTCGTAAGTTCCGTATTACAATTTTTGCATCTGATAACTAACATGATTCATTAGATTGATACGACATGCTCGAAGAGGGGATCGAACCCCCGACAACTTGAATGTAAATCAAGTGTTCTACCTCTGAACTATTCGAGCTAACTGACCCATTAGGACTCGAACATAGGACAACAGAGTTAACAGCTCCGTGCTCTACCAACCGAACTATGAGACAATAATGGGGCGAGCTAGGTTAACTATACCATGTGAAGTGGGGTTTGTCAAGGGCTTTAAACAAGAGAGTAATCGTCCCATTCACTAACTCCACTGGTATTAAGATCCAAATATACGTTGTTAAAAGGTGCTTTTGGTTGGACTTTCAAAACCATACTAGTTTCTGAAAGTAATTTATCACCTTTTTTTAAATTACATTTTCTACAACAGCTTACTAAATTGTCCCAATTATTTGAACCACCTCTAGATTTTGGAACTACATGATCGATAGTTAGATCTTTAACTGATCCACAATACTGACATGTATAGTCATCTCGTTTATAGATTAATTTTCTTTTAGGGTACGAATTAAGAGCAGATCTAAATGGAATCCTTACATAATTAACAAGTCGTATAATCCTTTTGTTTATAAGTTTTGCCTTGTCTTTGAATAAAAGCACTACCGCCCTTTTCCAATCAGTAAAATGTAAGGGTTCGTATGAACTATTTAAAACTAAAATTGTTGAATTTGGTTGGACTGATAAGTTCATTTTCTCGACCTATACTTGTTTTATTTAATAAAGAAAATGGCACTCTCTGTAGGATTCGAACCTACGGCTTCTTGGTTCGTAGCCAAGCACTCTGTCCAACTGAGTTAAGAGAGCATTGATTTGGCGAAGGGTGAGAGATTTGAACTCCCATCGCAAGGTTTTGGAGACCTGCATCTTACCGTTAGACTAACCCAACGAATGCCCGATACAGGATTTGAACCTGTAAAACCTTGTTTCTAAGACAAGTATGTATTCCAGTTCCATCAATCGGGCTTGGTTCCAGAACTAGGATTCGAACCTAGACAAACACAGTCAAAGTGTGTTGACCTGCCATTTAGTCGATTCTGGATTGGAGTTTCAGGTTGGATTTGCACCAACGATAGGAATTTTGCAGACTCCTGCCTTACTACTTGGCTACTGAAACATATGGGTTTGGTGGGACTTGAACCCACAACGTTTCGGGTAAGAGCCGACTACTCTATCCAATTGAGTTACAAACCCAAAGCCCCCGACCCGACTTGAACGGGTGACCTGCTGTTTACAAAACAGCTGCTCTATCCAACTGAGCTACAGAGGCGGGGTGCACGACGGGACTTGAACCCGCATAAACTAGAATCACAATCTAGTGCATTAGCCAATTATGCTACGTACACAGTGGTCGTAAGTGGATTTGAACCACTGACTACTTCCTTATGAAAGAAGAGTTCTACCAGACTGAACTATACGACCTGACGGAGAGAACAGGAATCGAACCTGCGAAGTTTTTACACCCAGCCGCTTTCAAGGCGGTGTCCTCGGCCAACCGGACTCTCTCCAAAGCGGAAGATGTTGGATTCGAACCAACGGAAGAGTTTTCTCTTCAACAATTTAGCAAACTGTCGCTTTCGACCACTCAGCCAATCTTCCAGTACTAGGTGAAAGGTCAATTTGCGTTTGCGGCCCTTTCCATTCCACATTCAGAGGAAGCGCAGACGGGGATTGAACCCGCAGAAATCCACATTGAAAGTGTGGTGACTTTACCAATTTGTCTACTGCGCCAAATATACCACTTAGTGGTAACGACCCTATGGGGATTTGAACCCCAGATTCCTACTAGACAGGTAAGTGTGATTGACCACTTCACTATAGGGCCAGAGCGGGTGATCGGACTCGAACCGACAACAATCTGCTTGGAAGGCAGGAACTCTACCATTGAGCTACACCCGCATATAAGAAAAGTTAATTCTTTTCTTATGGACTCAAAGAGAATCGAACTCTTCACATCTTGTTTGCAAAACAAAATCGCCACCTTGGTACATGTGAGCCCGAGTAGGAATGATCGGATTTGAACCGATGACCGCTCAGTTATCAGCTGAGTGCTCTACCCCTGAGCTACATTCCTAAGAGTAGTCCCTACTGGATTTGAACCAGTGACATTCTACTTGTAAGGCAGACGCTCTACCACTGAGCTAAGGGACTAACAATTATTAGCCTATTTGGACATATGTCCAACTCCCCCGGCAAGAATCGAACTTGCAACCTCAGAGTTAACAGCTCCGCGCTCTGCCTATTGAGCTACAGGGGATTGAGTTTTTGACAACCATATATTGAATTGTCAATCGGGATGGCAGGGATCGAACCTGCGACTTTCTGTTCCCAAAACAGACGCGCTACCTCTGCGCCACACCCCGATTTTGGCAGAGGAAGCTATCCCTCTGGCCTAGTAATTTCTAGGACTTAAATCCTGATGTACTCCTAAACGTCTTTAGGCAGAGCAGGTGACAAGACAATCATACTATAAAAGTATTAGATTGTCCAGTGAGAGAGGAGGGAATCGAACCCCCGATGGTTCCAATGTAACAGTTTTACAGACTGGTGCCACACATATTGCCGACAGTGGCCACTCTCCCAAATGGGTCTGGTGGGACTCGAACCCACGATACGCTGGTTAAAAGCCAGATGCATTTGCCACTATGCTACAGACCCATTAAAGTTTTCAATTGTCAAGGTTCGTGAGCGATCTCTCGACCACTTCTTAAAAATACCACTGAATCGTTTGGATGTCAAGTGGTGAGTGCCAGTTCCAAAAGTGGACTTGACATTTGGGATCTCGTTCTCCCGCCGACTTAATTAGAATACCACCTTTTGAGTGTAAGTGGGTGACAAGTGGACACTATGTAAACTGTCATAAAAAAGGGGGAGGAAACTTTTTTGTTTCTCTCCCCCTGTTTGTTTTGTTTATAGATAATCGTTACATCAAACTTATCTTATTCACAAACAAGGGAGTACTAATGAGATACCCATGAAGGTTATCACACGCGTTAAACTGTTTTGTGGGGTACGAATAGGTCATTGATGTAACCGGTTGGTATGTTTATTTATAAAAATAAAAATTTAACTTTTAGAAATGTTATGATTTCTAACACCCCAGGAGAGATTTGAACTCCCGGCCAACGCATTAGAAGTGCGATGCTCTATCCAGGCTGAGCTACTGGGGCAAGTTGTCAAATTCCCAATGACAATTAGGACATAATGCCATCAGATTATGGGGTCACAGCAGTGGTCTCTCAACCACCTTTATAGTATAGGGTAAACCCTGACGGGTGTCAAGGGCCTTAGTACAATGGAACGAAAATGACCTGAGTGTATCTCATTTCATTCTTGAACTGAGTTGTTGGTGTGTGTTGTCCGTGAGGAAACTGAGAGTCAAAAAGAACTGCACGATTCTTTTTACCCTGTATACTATGTATCTGTTTAACTTCAGATTTTTTAGAACGAATGTTTGCTTTTACACCAGGTGGAACGTCATAGAAGTTCATTCCTTCACCTTCCTCATAGTGTTCATTTAGGAAAACAACAATCGCAACTTGACCTGTAGCAGGAACACCATTCAGTGGAAGAATGTCGTGGTCGTCTCGATGACACCCATACCAGTTGTCCTTTAGAAATGATTCAAAGTCTTCAGTATATGAAAAACAATTTACAATAAATTCTTTACTGACATCCATTCTTTCTGGAGGAAATTCAATGATATTTGACAACAATGTATGTAATGACCCATCAAATGCATAGGGAAGTGTTGTCCCACGCATATTTGATTGGTATACTTTTCTTGCATCAATAAAAGTTTTGTTATTATCTGGTTGTTCCCAGATTAAACTTATAGGCATTTTTGGAAGTTGTGCTATAACCCCATCTACATCCTTATAAAAGTTATCAATCGTTGTTATCTTAGCAATCTCGGTATCGATTGTAGTAATTATTGGGTCTTCGTTTATTTCAAAAACATTATTGTCAAATACTAAAGAATCGTCTACAAGCATAAATCAACCTAATACAAGTCTCTTACTATAATCATATGCATACTGTTGACGATATCCTTTGATACCCCAACCCAACCATCTATATGATGGTTTCATGTAATAAGATACTGTCTGTCCACCCCCTTCAAATACGGGAAGTACTTTTTGAAACTGTGGTTCATTAACCATCCAACGAACTTGACAATCTAATTCACTTGGATTGCAATCATACTTAACAGCAAAGTTTCCAAGTCCACGATAACGTCCGATAGTAGTCCATTGAATCAAACCAAATCCTCCACTATAACATCGTTCATAAGGAACACGGGCACCTCCTTCACAAATGTTTGCAAGAAAGTTAGATTCTGATTTAATATTACCCATGATTGTTGCAAGGGCATTACGATCATCAATATTAGTATACTCTTGAAGTTTACTAAGAACATATTTCTCATTGGGAGAACATGTAGGACATTTCCATTCCTTCTCAACCTCCACAATCACAACAGGTTTCTGTTCTTCTACAACAAATTTTTCCTCCACTACTGTTTCACCAGTGACTTCTGCAAGATGCTCGTCAAGAGTTTTTGCAGCGACACATGCACTACCAAGTAGTGTTGCTGAAACAGTAAGGCCAGTAAGAAGTTTTCTAGTCATTGAAATAGCTATAAATTCAAGTAAAGTTTATTTATTGTAACAATAACACACCTTCAGAGAATGTGGAGAAGTGGTGTGCCAATTTATAATGTGTTAGTCTTTCCAGTAATCTTTTTTGTAATATCTGTTAAGTATTTGTGCATTATAATACTTTGAAGTGCCATCGTCAAGTTTCTCTGTCAGAACCTCGTTCAGAAACAACTGACGTGTCTCCTCAAAGTTAGTCTGACCCTTTGTATCGTGTAAGGAAAGTATCTCTCTAGAGAATTTATTCTTACCAAAAAGGTTCACATCCTCTTTTAATTCAGGACATGAACCATAGTATTTTTTCCAATCAGATTCTTGTTTTACCTTGCGCTTCTTTCCTTTAGGGGTTCTGAATGACCACAAGTATTTCCTTCCGATATATTTTCTACCGGTGGTCTTATTGGTAATGAGATAAACAAAACCAAAGTTATCCCCAATAAGATCACTGGTAAAGGGTTTACCTTTAAACAACCAGGGGTTCTCGTAGTCACACACTCACTTTTCTTCATAGTCCTGAAATATGTAGTCGTCTAACTTTTTGGCTTTTATTTTCTTATAGTATTTGATTAGTTTTTGAAGGTCATCAGAGTTGGAATCCCGAGAAGGTATCTTTTTTGACATCCTGTTTGATACCTCCAACAATATATTGCTCAACTTCTGTTTCCTGCGGAGCAACTTGAAGACCTTTAGAGGAAATCCAATGTTGTGTCCAAGGAAGAGGATTATTCTTCGCAGCAACATCATAGACAGGCTTGAGACCAATGGCCTTCATTCTACGATTGGCAACCCACTCAACATACTTCTTGAGTAGAGCATCATTGAGACCAATCATACTACCATCTCTGAACAAATGGTCTGCCCATCTCTTCTCTTCGTTGACAGCATTATCAAACATTGCATACAACCACTCTTCCTCTTCCTTCATGATCTGTTTCATTTCAGGATCATCACCTGCAGCCCACTTGTTCAAAATGTTCTGGGTGATTGCAAGGTGTTGGTTTTCATCTCTGGCAATGAGAGAAATAATTTTTGCACTTCCCTCCATAAGTTTGAGTTCTCCAAATGCAAAACTACAAGCAAAAGAAACATAAAAGCGGATACCCTCAAGAATGTTAACATTCGCAACTGCTCTGAAGAGTTTACGTTTTACATCTTTGATACTGTCCTGAGACACATGAGTATCTCTAAAATCAGTTGACCACAGTTCACCATTACCCCAGGATTGAGCACTGTTGATAAACGAATCATAGGATTCAGTTACACTCTTTGCTCTCTCTAAAATTCTAGGATCTGTAATGATATGATCAAAGATATCACTAGGGTCTGGATAGATATTTTTGATGATGTATGTGTAAGAACGACTATGGATCATCTCCATAAATCCCCATACCTCCATACATGCTTCTAGTTCAGGAAGAGAACAGTAAGGAATGAATGCCATACCAGGACCACGACCCTGAATGGAGTCAAGCATAATCTGGTACTTCAAATTAGAAGTATATATATGTTTCTGTTCTGCTCTCAATGTATGATAGTCTGCTCTATCTTTTTGAAGTGATACTTCTTCTGGTCTCCAGAAATATCCTAATTGCTGTGTTGTAAGTTTATCAAAGACTGGATACTTATACGAATCATATCTTTGAACTCCTAGGGGTTTGCCAAAAAACATTGGTTGTTTCTTGGCATCGTGAACTTCAGTATTAAATACTGTCATTCCCTTCACTGTACTCACGGTATTATTGGTACCCACTTCTGTAACCTTAAATTCCATTGACATTCAGACTATTCCTCCATTGTTTCCAGTCTTGGTCTTCGTTTGGCACCCACCCATTACGAAACCTATTTACCATATTTAGTTTTCATAACCTTTGTCAAATCTTACAACTTTCGCAATCTCCCTCCTCTACTGATTCTAGTTCGGTTAATAGATTATTAAGGTCAGACTTCTCTTCAACTACTTCATCAGTTTTAATATCATAAGTATTTTGATAATATAGTGTTTTCCAACCCGCACGGAAACAAGTAAGAAGGTCTTGTGCTAAGACACTTACAGGAACCTCATTATTTGGGTAGTTCTCCGGATTATAACTGGTATTACCAGAAATTGCTTGGTCAAAGAATTTTTGTATAACGGCAACGACATTAATATATCCACGATTACTAGACATTTCCCAAAGAAGAGTATAATTATTCTTTAGTGTTTGATACTGTGGAACAATTTGCTTAAGAGGTCCTTTTTTGGATTTTTTAACGGACAAGTAATCTCTTGGTGGTTCAATTCCATTGGTTGCATTTGACACAACGGAACTGCTCTCCGATGGCATTTGTGCGGACAGTGTTGAGTGCCTGAGACCGTGTTCCAAGATAGATTTTCTAAGAGTTTCCCAATCATGTTGATAATCAATAGAAGAAATTTCGTCTACGTCTTTTTTGTAAGTATCAATTGGCAAAATACCATCAGCATACTTAGTGCGTCCAAAGTATTCGCAGTATCCTTTTTCTTTTGCAAGTTTATTCGATGCTTTCAGAAGATAATACTGGAAAGATTCAGAAAGTCCATGAACAGCATCCCATGCCTCCTGAGAGTCGTAGTTGAATCCCAACTTAGCAAGATAATGAGCGAGACCAATATACCCAATTCCAAGGGATCTACGTGCTTTAGTAGCGATTTCTGCCGCCTTTACGGGGTATTTCTGATAGTCAATCAATTCATCAAGTCCACGAACAGAAAGATCACAAAGTTCCTCAAGTTCTTCATCAGATTTCACTTTTCCAACATTAATAGCAGAAAGAATGCAAAGTTGAATTGATGGTGGAGTATCATCGACTACTACATCTTGATAAAAATATTCATAATTTTCACTATCTTCCTGTTCATTTTCGGATACAAATTCGTACAATTTATTAGACATTAAAATCTCCTTGTTTTCTAATTAAATGTAAACTTAAACCAGTTTTTTTTGATGCTTCTTTCATACAATCATACACAACTTCTCCAATTTTAACCTTTTTACTCCAACCATTTTTAGACCCAAAACTTTTACTTCCTCCAACTCTACCTTTACTCTTCCACTCTTTATATTCATAGTTTATGTCTTTTTTGTTTGTAATTTTTCTACATTTATATTGATGATGGTGTTGTTTTTTCCCTCTAGCAACTGCACTCATTGCAGAAGGATTTAAATTATTTTCAATACAAAATTGCAACATATTATCAATTTCAGTTTCACCGTCAATATTTGGACCAGATACAATCCATCTATCAGATAGTTTTTTCTTTTGATCTTCACTCATTGGAATTCCTTTATTATGTGCAGGTTTTCCTTTTTTAGATTTTGATATTTTTTCGTAAAATATTTTAGACAAATTATCATCATCATGATGAGACCACCCTTTACCTGGATTATTGCACAAGTTATAATACTTTGGATTTTTTGCTGCATTTACCTCATTTAGAATTTCTGATTCTTTTTTTAAAGCATCCATTCTTTTTTCAAAAACAAATAAAATTTTTCTTTCAAAAATATTAGGAGTTTTTTTATAGATTGAATTAAAATGATCACTGGAAGAAATATATCCATCATTAAGTGCTCCAAAATGAGACCCAGTATATTTCATACCCGTTTTCAAATTATTCCATTCATAAACAAATGCAATTTTATTTTCCATAAAGATTGATCTTTATTTTATTTATATGCGTTCTGTAACTTTTCTGATATTAACTATTCATGATCATATAGAACCCCTCCAGTATTTTGGACATATTTTTTATAATCTTCAACTTTATCTTTTTTAACCTTTACTTTCATTTTCAAAGTATTTGGTTTTTGATCAATATGTTGAAGAGGAACAGTTGGAAGAGTAATTTCTTGACAATTATGCACAAGAATATCATTTGCAAAGAAATTATGAGTTCCTTCTACAGTAATATCATAAACTGGAATTTTTTCTTCCAAGTATTCAATTATAAGAGTAGAAGTTTTTTCGTTAGATGTGAGTACCAATTCATCAGTCTCAACCAAATCCTTAGCCATAACATATCCACGATTTTTAGTAAATAATTTATGCTCTGGTGTGACTACAATACTCTTACCACTTTCTTCATCAGTAATTTTCATTACTCTTGCTTTTGGTGATGTTTCAGCAAAAGCAGTGATAGGTTTCCACTCTTGTTGATTAGTTTCAATATTATAAGAAAGGACTTCTATTTGAGGAAAATCTTCGCAAGGGTCATTATCACTTACTTTATAAGACATAATTCCAATTTCCCTGGAACTAATATATTCATCCAGATCTCCAATTTCAATTTCTTCTTCATACACTTTCCAATCATAAATCTCTCCAATATCATCACATATTGATTTTGGATATTTAATCTTAATTTTAGTATCACCAGCAACACAAAGATTACTCATGTTCACCTTATCTTTGAAGGAAGAGTGGCTATTGCAATGGTCAATATTCATAATGTAGATACGACCAGTCTCTGCTCTCTCTTTCAGAAGATCTAGAAAGAGTTCTTGTGCACCGACAGTCTTTCTTGGAACAGCATCATTGAGTTCATGCATCCGATATAGAGTGTCAAAGTCATCAGTACCAAAAGCATCATACAAACCTGGTACGTCATGCGGTGAGAACAAGCTAATTTCTCCATCCGTAATGAAACGTTCGTAGAAAATCTTTGAAAGTTGGATTGAGTAGTCAAGTTTCCTCACTCGGTTGTCTTCTGTACCCTTGTTGTTTTTCAGAACTAGGATGTCTTCTATTTCGATGTGCCAGATAGGAAAGTGAACTGTAGCAGAACCACCTCTGATACCGTTTTGTGTGCAACATCTGACAGTGCTTTCAAACTTTTTAAGGAAGGGGACAACACCTGTGTGTTGTACCTCGCCACCTCTAATTTTAGAATTGATGCCGCGAATTCTGCCTGCGTTAATACCGATACCAGCCCTTTGTGCGACGTATTTACCAATAGCCATATCACTGCTAAAGATACTATCGAGGGTGTCATCAACATCAACGAGAACACAAGATGCAAATTGACGGAGTGGTGTCCGAACTCCGGCCATGATTGGTGTTGGGATGTTGATTCTGTGTTTGGAGATTGCGTCGTAGTATCGTTTGACATATGATAGTCTGGTTTCTTTAGGATAATCACGGAAGATTGTCAATGCAATCATAATGTACATAAACTGAGGGGTCTCATAGACCTCACCCGTGCTCCTGTCTTGTACTAGGTATTTATCTACAACCTGTCGTAATCCGGCATAGGTAAACATAAAATCACGATCATGATCAATAAAAGTTTCTACCTTTAGAATCTCTTCCAGAGAATACTTAACAAAAATATCCTTATCATAAACATTATCATATGCAAGTTTGGTGATATGATCTGTCAGATTTGGTAGTTCATTCATCTTACCAAACAATCTTTTCCTCAAAGAGAACAGAAGGAGTCTGGCAGCAACAAACTGATAGTTAGGATGGTCTAGATCAATGAGATCAGAAGCACTTCTAATAAGGATTTCCTGAATCTCTTCAGTTGTAATACCATCATAGAACTGAATACCAGAAGTCATCTCAACCTGACTTGCAGACACACCAGCAAGACCTGCAGTGGCAACTTCCACCATCTTATGCATCTTATCGAGATCTAATTTTTCAATGTTACCGTCTCTTTTAGTAACCTTTAATCCATTACTCATACTTTTTTCCAGGTTGTGAATTTTAGTTTTGCTTGTAGTCCAGTATATACATTTGATTCTACTATCTTCTGAACATTATGTCCAGATAGAACCATATCGTTATATTATAAATTTTTATAAATAATAATAGGATATAAATGATATGGTATGTATTGCGTTTACCTTACAATTTATAAGGGAAATAATCTTCCTCCATTTTATATTGGGTCAACAAGTATTGATAAAGTTGAAGGTGGATATCACGGATCCGTAATGTCCGAAGAATATAGAAATATTTGGAAAAATGAAATTAAAAATAATCCACATTTATTTAAAACAATTATTATAAAGGAATTTAAAAAAAGAAAAGATGCTTATGAAAAAGAAGAAAAAATTCATCGTCAATTAAATGTAAATAAAAATCCTTTATATATTAATAAATCAATAGCAGTTGCTAATGGTAAATTTGGATCTGGGTTTTCTGAGAAAAAGCACACAAAAGAAAGAAATAAAAAATTAAGTGAAAAAACCAAAGGTATTCCAAGACCACACGCCAGAAGAAAAAGACCAGACCATTCAGAAAGGATGAAAGGAACAAATAATCCAATGTTTGGAATTAGGGGAGAAAAACATCCACTTTTTAAAAAACAAAGAACTGATAGATTTTGTTGTTTATTTTGTAAAAAAGAAACCATTTGTTCTAATTTAAAACATCATCTTAAATGTGTCCCAAATATATCAACATCTCTTCCATTGATTTAATTTTAATTTAGCAATTGCACCAAAGTAAGTATTATTTTTAATAATTTCCATTATTTCATTTTCAGTCATACCATCTAAAATTAATTCATTAATATCCTTCTTTATAATGTTGGTGGGCCAGATGACGACTCTTTCGCCTCGTTCAATACATCGTTCAATTCGATTAACAATTTCCTTATTACGGGGCTCGTTATCGTATACAAAAACTTTATCGCTTCTCTCAAGATCACGAATTTCACCGTCACTACCACACAGAGCCACACTATTGCTGATGAAAGTGCTGTCAAAGGGTCCTTCGACCACATAGACTGGCAGTCTTTTATCAATTGTGTCAAGTCCATAAACTTTAGGGGCATCATCATCCAACATAATGGTTAAGTATTTAATAGGGTTCGTAGAGAGTGCTCTCCCTTGAACTCCTATAAGTGTGTTATTCCTGATAAGAGGAATCACGATTCGTTCTTCGCCGTAATGAGTAGACTTGAACGTATCTGGTTTGATTGTATTCACAAACTCCATGAAGTTTTTAGCATAATAAAACTCTCCACGAAATATTGCTCTAGTCTCTAGATATTCTTTAGACCTACTTACAAGAAATGCACTTGGTAAATCAATCACGATTTTCTCCTTGAAAGTTGGTTTAGATGTCTCAACTTTTTTGAAAATATCTTCAGGAGTTTGTGCAGCAAAGTTCTTACCTGTCTTCCCGTCCTTAAACTTCTCAAAGATATATTGTTTGTGTGTCTCTGGATCTAAGTCCTTTAAAAAACTATTGAAGGACACACTAATTCCACAGTTGTGACACTTGTAGTTAGTATTGTTTTTGACCCGGTAGAGATAACCTCTAGCCTTGTTCTTCTGTCTCTGACTGTCACCGCAACAGGGGCACCGAAAGTTATAAAGGTTTGGTTTTACCTTTTTAAATTTTGGAAGTCTGGAGGATATCAGATTGATGTACTTTACATCAATAAAATCCATATCACCTACTAACAGTTCTTACCATTGTAGAGACAACCGGAGTGTTTGTCAAGACCTTGGGAATTGCCGTCATGACCTTCAAACCGATACTCAATACAGCGAGACCACCCACTGCCATCCATACACGTTTTTCTAGTTGACGTAATCTTTGCAATACCATGTCATGATCCCCGTCCATTTTATCACGGAGTTTGTCAATTTTTGTAAAGAGTACAATGTCAGTCTGTTCTTGTTTTGATATGCGTTCTTCATGTACTGCAAGCATACGACTCACAGTAGTATTTACTTCACTTAATTTTTCTATTGCTTTATCAATTCGAAGAACTATTGGTTTCAAATCTTCAATCTTTTGTTCTAGTACTGCAACCTTAATTTGATGACTTTCCATGAGGTTTGAAGTATGGATTGAACTCTAATGCATTTTTCTTTGCCTTCTTATCCTTTCTCTTCTGACTTCTATTCATTAAGTCTTGAATAGCCTTTTTCACATACTTATTACGACCATCTAGTTTCATAGTGGGGTCGAAACCAGCAGTAGGACCAGCAGCAGGGGAGGAGCCACTAAATCCACCAGATCCCCCAGGAGGATTTGCCACCATTCCTTCCTCATTGACACTGAATTCATTATACATTGCAGAACGAAATGCATTTACAAACCTATCAATCTTGTCCTTATCCATTGGCGATTCCATTAAGTGCGTCTAAACAATTCTGATCCAATTCGATCTCATGTATATAAGATCTAGGATAATCTGGAAGTTTATCTAGAAATATTACAAAGGTTTTAATACATTCCCACAAGTTTTTATCAATCTTATAGAACAACATTGGGGTTGTTGCGTCTCCAAAGATATTATAAAGGATAATAAAGTGGTTAATAAGAAGGTGAACCTTAAGTTCACCTGTACTCTTATAACGTTTAAGTAACCTTTTAATATATCTAAAACGACTTAGATCTTTATCGAAGTCTTCTCTAGTAACAGCTTGTGGATTCTCATAATGCTTAATAGCGAAGAGGAGAAAGTTCTCCTCATTCAATTCAGTAAAAAGCATTTATCATCCAGCGGTTGGATATGCGTTATCTGTACCAGTGGTGATACCAGACATGGCAACCAGAGTTTCTGTCTTCACTCTTGCAACACCTTCACTATCGGTATATGTTGTAACACCAACCCAACCTTCGTGAGTAACTCTATACGAGGAAGCAACACCTTCTGCATTGGCTACACCATAGACAAAGTTGTCACCAGGATTGGCAAGAACAGTACTCTCACTATACTTAGAATCAAGAATAGTATATTTTGGAAGTTGAGAAACTCCAAAGGTAACCCCAGCAATGGCAGCACCAGAGAGTCCCATTGTACTACCAATAGTACATGATTGAGTATTGGCGATACTTACAATTACAGCATCACCAAAGTAAGTAGTGGATTTAGAACCAAAACGAATTACATCACCCTCTTGAGCAGAACCAGCCTGTCCAAAGGAAGTACCGGTTCCAGTGACAACACCGGTATCATAATCTAAGACGACAGCTCCTACGCTATCTACATTGTCGTTATTACCCCAAAGTGTCATGTCTTTTTCCTGTAAAGGTTACGTTCTTTCAAATTATTTATAAAAACACAAGAGAGGGTTTTTAATCACTCTTCCCTAGTTTTGATTGCTTTTGATACTACTTCAAGCAGTTGATCATCCATATCAGTCTTGGTCAACTTAACTGCCTTAGAAAGAATAACAAGACAGATCTCAACCAATTTTTCACCGAGTTCTTCATTCTCTGGAATCTTTGCAACGGCATCAGTGATGATTTTTGATGCAAGTGGAAGTAGGAATGCTAGCATGATGATTCTCTATACTATAGTATATAGTAATTACATTAAAGAATCTTTACCATGTTTGGCTCGGATGTTTGCCTTAACTCTTTCTAGTGCAGATGGACCACCAGATGGCTTCTTTTTACCCCAAGTGTTTGGTTTGTTACTAACTGGTTTGTTGTATCGATTGTTACCATCAACACCACCATACATCTGACGCTTATCTCTCAAAGAATCCTCAGTTTCTTCAGCATTCAATTTAGCTGCAATGGCCATCTGCTGTTTCTTCTTATCAGACTTACGTTCAAACTGAGGAGCATTAGACTTACGAAAATCTGTAATCACCTCACCCATATCAGCCTTCTTCATATCAAGTCCTTCAGAATGACCCATAGGCAGTCTACCTTGTTTCTGCATTTGGATTCTCTGTTTTGAAAGCATTTGCTGCTTTCTCATCATTTGTTCTTTATTTTTCAGTTGTTTTTTCTGCTCAGGATCAACTTCCTCTTCTTCAAGTTCAGTGACTTCAATTACAAGTGCACCAATCTCTCCGAAGGCTTCCTTCATCACAGGATTGATGACAATCTTATTATTTACTC